TCTGAAATTCAGACGGCTTTTTGTTTGGATAAATCATGGCTAATGCAAAGACACAAATTGAAGTCACCGTACTGGACAAAGCCAGTCGTGCGCTGGATAAAATTAAGGGTAAGTTCGCAGGGCTGAATAATGGCAAGGTGGGTGAGGCAATGGCGCATATTACCCGTGCAACTTCTCAGTCCAGTAAGATTCTGGGCGCGTATGCGGCTGCAAGTGGTGTGATTGCCGCTGGTGCGGGTGTATTTGCCAAGGGTGTGATGGATACTGCGTCTGAATTTGAGCGGTACGAAACTATTTTGACTACGCTTGAAGGTAGTGCAGAAAAGGCTAAGAAATCTATGGCTTGGATTTCAGACTTCGCCGCCCGCACACCATATGAAATGAATGAAGTGACCGATTCTTTCGTGAAATTGAAGGCTTATGGTTTAGACCCGTTGAAAGATGGGTTGTTAAATTCTCTTGGTGATACGGCGGCGGCGATGGGTAAGCCGGTGATGCAAGTGGTTGAAGCGATTGCTGATGCTGTAACGGGAGAAAATGAACGTCTAAAAGAGTTTGGTATTAAGGCCAGTAAAATCAAAGGTACTAATTTCACGGAATACAGCTACACCGACAAAAATGGTAAGCAGCAGTTGGCGAAAGTGGAATCTAACAACCGTGCGATGATTCAAGCTACTTTGCAAACCATTTGGAATGAAAAATACGGTGGTGCGATGAATAAGCTTTCCGGTACATGGGAAGGCATGATGTCGAATCTTTCCGATCAGTGGTCTAGATTTAAGCTGTTGATTGCACAAAGTGGGGTGTTTGATTTTCTGAAAGACAAGTTAAGCGGTTTTTTGGATAAAGTGAACAAAATGGCCGATGACGGCAGTCTACAAAAACTTGCTGAAACGATAGGTCAAAAGCTGGTAACCGGTTTTGAGCGTCTATGGGAGGTTGGCGGTAAGATTTACGATAAATTTGTTGCCATTAACGACTTTTTCGGGGGATTTGAAAATACGCTGACCGCGCTTGGCGTAGTGGCTTTACTGCCATTGGTGGCGGCCATTGCGAATATCGGGGTGGCAATCGGGTCGCTGGTGGTTGCTTTGGCACCTTTGGCTACCGCGCTTATTCCTGCTATTGCAGGTTTTGCGCCGTTTATTTTGGCGGGTATCGCCATCGGCTTGTTGGCCGGTTATATTTGGTCGAACTGGGAACCGATCAGCGGCTGGATTATGGAAAAATGGGCAGCTGTAACCGATTTTTTAAGCGGTGTTTGGGAGAGTATCAAATCGCTGTTTGCGGCTGGTTTTGATTTGCTTAAGTCGTATTTTCTCAATTTTACCCCGCTGGGTTTGATGATTCAGGCAATGCAGCCGATTATCGGCTGGGTGGTGTCCAACTGGGAAAGCATCAAGGCGGTGTTTTCCGGTGCGATAAGCGCCATTGGGTCGATTTTGTCGTCATTCAACCCGGTGCAGTTTGTGCAGGCGGCGTTTTCGCGTTTGCAATCTTTTATCGGTGGTATTTTTGACGGAATTAAAGCTAAGGCGGCCAGTATCTTGAATCTTTCTCAGGAGGCAGGTCGGGCTGCTTCATCGTTGCCTGCACCCGGTGCGGTTGTTCGTGGTGGCGGTGGCGCAGGTCGTGTGGATGTGAGCATTAACCACAGTAACGTGCCGCGCGGTACTACCATGAAAACTACCGCCAGCAACCGCGTGAATTTGAGCAGTAAACAAGGTTATGCATTCGGCTGATAGGGTTTAGAAATGTCTTGGAAAAACAAATTGCGCCCCCCCCCCCTTTCCTCGGGCGGCTTCGTTTGGGGTGGAATCGCACCAAACGGAGCAAGGCCGTCGAACGCAGGTACACGAGTATCCGGGGCGTGATGATCCTTATGTTGAAGACTTGGGATTAAAGGCGGGTACGTTTTCGGTGCGCGGCTTTTGTATCGGTGCGGATTATATGGCTGCCCGCGATAAGCTGCTGGAAGCATGTAACCAGCCGGGCGCAGGACAGTTGGTGCATCCGTATCTGGGCACGCAGAATGTTGTCTGTACGGCGGTATCGCTGTCTGAAACCGCCGATGAAGGTGGCATGGCGCGGTTTGATTTATCTTTTGTGGTGGCGGGTAAGAATCAGTACCCGGCGCAAACAGAAGATTTAATCGGTAGCTTGCTGGAAAAATCCGATTTTCTGGATTCGGCATTAGGCGATTGGTTCAGTGAAGTGTTCAGTCTGAATGGTGTACCGGATTTTCTAAGTGTACAGGCGATAAATGATCTAACCGCGCGGCTCAATAAGCTGTCCGATTTATCCAGTTTGCTGGATTTGGGTAAACAGTCCGAATTTTTGCAGTCGGTAACAGGGTTGCTTGGGTCAGTTAAAAAGCTGGCAAATGTGCCTGCTGATTTGGCTTTTCAGGTCTTGGGTGCCTTCACCCAGCTTTCCGGTGGTTTTGGCCGCCCGTTGGCCGGTATCCAGGCGCTGAAATTGGCGTTTAAGAAGAAGCCGGATTACAGCGCAAAGCGCATCAATGACACGCATTTGTTGGCAGCGCCATTGCAACAGGGGATTAAAAACCGTGAAGCGGTGGCATCACTATTTGAAATTGCGGCATTAAATGCGGCGGTTGCCACGGCAGTATTGATGCCTGATGACGTGCGTATTGAATTGCCGCAAGTCGGCGGCGATTTTTCAGACGGCAAGCCCGGCAGTAGCAACAGCCGGATTGCGGCTAAAAACGAACGCGAAAGCCTGTTTGAAAGTTTGGATGAAGCCATTATCACCCGCCGCGATTTATTGGCATGGATTGATGCGGTTGCGCCAGATGTCCCTGATGCGGTTTATTCTGCCTTGCAGGATGTACGGCGTGCGGTAGTTCAGGCAGTACCTGATGCACAAAATGAGTTGCCAAGATTGCGTGAAATCACCCCGAAAGCAAGCCTGCCTGTGTTGGTGCTGGCTTATTCGGTGCATGGTGATGCCGCGCGATCTGGCGAAATGCTGCGGCACAATGTAGTGGCGCATCCGGGGTTTATGCCGGTTGCTCCGCTGCGGGTATTGAGTGATTAAAAATGTCTGAAATCGTATTGCAGGTAAACGGCGCTAACTATGGCGGCTGGACGGGAGTATCGGTATCGCGCAGCATTGAAACCGTGGCTGGGGCATTTGATTTGACGTGTACCGAGAATGTGGGCGGCGATGCGGCGCAATGGCCGTTGCGCCCGAATCAAAAGTGTAAGATTTTGGTAAACGGGCAAACTGTGATTGACGGCTACATCGATAAAGTGAGTATAGACGTTTCGGACAGCGCTCACGGTATCGCGGTTTCCGGCCGCGATAAAACGGGCGATTTGGTCGATTGCGCGGCGGTGCATAGTCCGGCGCAATGGCGGAACATCAAGCTGCTGGATTTGGTGAAGATTCTTGCTGCGCCGTTTGGACTTGAAGTGATTTTGGAAACGGTAGCCGATACGCCGTTGGCGGGGGTTAAGCTGGAGCCCGCTGAAACCGCTTTTGCCGCGATTGAACGGGCGTGTAAGTTGCGTGGGGTATTGCCGGTACAGGCGCGTGGTGCATTAGTGCTTACCCATGTTGGCACCGAACGCGCCGGCACGCCGCTGGTTTATGGTGGAAATATTAAGTCCGCTACAGCAGATTTCGATTTTTCCGACCGCTTTTCCAGCTACACCGTATCCGGCCAGCGTGCCGGCAATGATACTGATAACGGCAAGGCGGTGGCTCATGTTAAAGAGCAGGTAGCCGATACAGGTATCACCCGTTACCGCCCTTTTGTGAAGCAGGCAGACGGGCAGGCTACCGCTGCCGTGGCAAGACGTCAGGCAGAGTGGGAAAAGCAGGTGCGTGAAGCACGCAGCACTACATTGTCTTGTACGGTGGCTGGTTGGACGCAGCAAAATGGCCAAGTTTGGGATATTAACCTGCTTGTGGCGGTTGAGGCTGCGATTTTGGGCGTTACAGGCGATTTACTAATTTCGGCCGTTGAATACAGCTACGATGACAGCGGCGAGATTACTAAGATGGAATTGAAGCGACCTGATGCCTACCTGCCGGACCCGGAGGACGTGAAAAAGGCGGAAGGCAAATCGGAAAAGGCAGTCAAAGCAAAAGCATCGGGTAAGGCAAAGGCTGAAAGTAAAACCAAAACCAAGCCGAAAGGTGGTAAGGCGGCCAAGCGTGGAACAGGAAAAAACAGTGCGGCCGGTGGCTGGGATGGCGGTGGAGCGATGGAGTTGCAGAAAAATGCCGATGGCAGTTATACCGTGGGGAATTGGAAAAAATGATTGAGAAGCTTAAGGCCATGATAGGGCGCTGCATCATTGCGGCGGTTTCAGACGGCCATAAAACCCAGTCAGTGCAAATTGAAGCATTTAGCGGCGATATGCATGACGATGTAGAGCGCTTACAGCAATTTGGCTTTACCGGCGTACCAGTGGTAGGAGCAGAGGGTATTGTGCTGTTTGTGGCGGGAAATCATGATCATCCGGTTTTAATCTGTGCTGAAAATCGCGGTATTCGGGTGAGCGGTTTGAAAGAAGGCGAATCGGCGCAGTATAACAGCAGCGGGCATAAGATCGTGCTTTACCATGACCGCTGCGAAATAAATACGCCGCAATTTGTAGTGAACGCGGAAAGCGAAGCAGTGATTAATGCCCCGCTGATTGAGTTGAACGGTAATGTTATCGGCACGGAATCGGCGGTATTTGCCAAAGAGGTAAAAGATATGGGCGGCGGGTACTCTATGTCTGGTATGCGCAGCACTTATAACGGCCATACTCACCACGAAAATGACGAGCAGTCCGAAACCAATTCGCCTACGCAAACCATGTGAGAAACAAACCATGCTTGGATTAATTCCGTCTGAAATCGGTGGCAGTGATTTGCTGTTGAATGATACCGACTGGTTGCGTTCGGCAGTTTGGATGTCTTTGGGTACCGATGCCCGTGCCAGATCTGATGATGTATTGCCGGATGGCGCAGGGGATAAGCGTGGGTGGTGGGGCGATACCTACCGCCCACAAATTATTGGCAGCCGATTATGGTTATTGAGCCGTGAAAAGCAATTACCTGAAACGCTTGCGCGGGCTGAAGAATATACCCGTGAAGCTTTGCAGTGGCTGATTGATAAAAATATAGCCGAATCAGTAGAGGTGAGCGGCTCATGGGCAGGTGTTGGCCGTCTGAATTTGGCGGTGGCGATAACCAGCCCGGAAGGTCAAATCTACCGATACAGTTATTTATGGAGCGCACAAAATGCCGTTTAGTCGACCAAACCTGAAAGAGATTATTGAGCGCGTCGAAACCGATATAACCAGCCGTACCAGCGAGAACGAATATCCGCAGGCAGGCAGTGTTGCAGGGGTGTTTGCGGCCGCTTTGGGCGGTGCGTCCCATCTGCTGCATGCGCATTTGGATTGGGGTATTAAACAAATGCTGCCGTCCACGGCCACAGGGGAACAGCTTGAAGAGCACGCCCGGATTTGGTTGAAAGTGCCGCGTAAACCGGCAGCTTTTGCCGAAGGTGAAATCACGGTAACGGGTGCGCCCGGCGCGGTATTGCCGGCGGGTACATTGTTTGCCCGTGGTGACGGTATCCGTTTTGTTACAACAGCCGATTTAACGTTGTCTGCATCAAGCGGTGCAGTAACAGTGGCAGCTGAAACGGCTGGAGAAATCGGCAATACAAAAGCCGGTACGGTGTTCACAATGGTATCGCCTGTTTTGGGCATACAGTCATCCGCGCCTGTTGGGTTATCCGGTATTTCCGGCGGTAGTGATGTTGAGAGCGACGCCGATTTGCGTAGTCGACTAATCCGCCGTATCCAAGGGTCGGCGCAAGGTGGTGCGGATTATGATTACGAAACTTGGGCGCTGGAGGTGCCTGGTATTACCCGCGCCTGGGTGTTGCCGCTGCATAACGGCTTGGGTACGGTTTCGGTTGCGGTTGTGCGTGATAACGATGAAAGTATTATCCCAGATGAACGCGAAATCGCGCGGGTGCAGGAACATATCGAAGAAGTGCGTCCGGTGACGGCGCGGGTAACGGTGATCGCGCCTGTGGAAAAGAAGGTGCAATACCGCATCAATCTTGCGCCTGATACTGCTGAGAACAGGGCAGGGGTGGAAGCAGCGTTAAAGTCATTCCATCTGCGTGAATCGTCTATGGGTGGTACGCTGTATTTGTCACGCATTTCTGAGGCAATCAGTTTGGCGCCAAACGAATTTATGCACGTTATGTCAGAACCTGCTAAAGATGTGACCTGTGCACCAAATGAAATCCTGACGTTTGGAGGGGTGGTATGGCCAAGCTGAATCCATATACAGCCGATCAATACCGGCAGCAGCTGATTGCATTGTTGCCGACCGGAGCGGCATGGCAGTTTGAGCCAGGAACGCGGCTTTGGGAGTTTGTCGATGCGTTGGCGCAGGAGTTAGCCCGCATTGATGCGCGTGTGTCAGATATGGTTGGGGAATCCCATCCACGAAACGCTTATGAAATGCTGAACGAGTGGGAGGCGGTTGCAGGCTTGCCTGATATTTGCACTGGGACTTTGGACAGTATTCCGGAGCGGCAACGGGCATTGGTGGCAAAACTCACATCAACCGGCGGTCAGTCAATACCGTATTACTTAAGCGTAATCGAAAATATGGGCTATTCCGGCGCGACGATTGACGAGCCGGAGCCGATGACCTGCAACGATAATTGTGCAGATTATTTGTGGGATGAGAGCAGTATTTTTTGCTGGATAGTCAATATCCCTGCGGATACTGCCATTGAGCAGATGACCTGTGCGGATGACTGTACCAGTTTTTTAAGTAATTACGGCATTAATGCGCTTGAGTGTGTTTTAAACCGCATTAAGCCAAGCCATACCCATGTTAGTTTTCACTACGAATAATTTACTTTTAATCAATAAAGGCCGTCTGA